TTGAAGAAGAAGTAATGCTCTCTGGCTTCGGCACTGCGCCGGTTAAGTCAGAAGGTGGTGCTATTTCGTTTGATGACGCGCAGGAGACTTTCACTGCTCGTTACACTCACGAAACTATCGCTCTTGCATTCTCAATCACTGAGGAAGCAATTGAAGATAACCTGTACGACCGTCTTGCTTCTCGCTACACCCGTGCTTTGGCACGATCCATGTCTCAGACCAAGCAGATTAAGGCCGCGTCAATTCTGAACAACGCCTTTAGCACTTCGGCACCTGTTGGTGACGGAGCGGCGCTCTGTTCGTCTTCGCACCCTTCTCTGTCTGGTAACCAGCGTAACCAACTGTCCGTCGCCGCAGATCTCAACGAGACTTCTCTTGAGCAGATGCTGATTGACATCGCAGGTTTCACGGACGAGCGTGGTCTGAAGATTGCGGTACGTGGTATGAAGATGATTATCCCGAAAGAACTGCAATTTATTGCAGAGCGGGTAATTAACTCCAACCTGCGTCCGGGGACTGCGGACAATGACCTCAACGCAACCAAGTCTATGGGTATGCTCCCAGATGGCGCGGTAGTTAACCATTTCTTGACCGACACAGATGCGTTCTTCATCAAGACTGACGCACCTAACGGCTTCAAGATGTTTAACCGAAGCCCCATTAAGACTGCAATGGAAGGCGACTTCGATACTGGCAACATGCGCTTCAAGGCGCGTGAGCGTTACAGTTTCGGTGTTTCCGATTGGCGTTGCGTGTTTGGCTCTCCCGGAGCCTAATAGATCTTCGGATCTTACAAGGGCGGCATTTGCCGCCCTTTCTTTTTCCGTATAAAATACACGTATCCTGACATTCGCATGGGGCGAATGACATTTGCCACGACAGGAGACTTCCATGGCTAATACTACTTTCAACGGTCCCGTTCGTTCAGAGAACGGCTTTAAAGACATCACCAAGAACGCTAGCACGGGTGCGGTAACTGAAAACATTTCAATTACTCACGACGGCACTAACAGCGTTGTGATTATCAAGGACCTTCCAACATCCGATCCTTCTGTAGCGGGTCAGATTTACAGCAATGCTGGCGTATTGACTGTTTCGGCAGGCTAATCAACTAGAGGGTCTGCTAAATGGCTAATTCAGACGTAAAATCAAAGCGTCTGACCGCGACAGGCTCCGCTGGTGTGGGGCCTGCGCGTATTCGCCAGATTCAAGTCTTGACCACCACAGGTACTCCACGATTGACCATCACAGATGGCAACGGAGGCAGTACCGTGTTGGATCTTGATTTTGTTGCAAGCGAAACGCACTCGGTCAACATCCCCGACGAGGGGATAAAAGTCTCTGATATTTATATTAGTGTTTTGACAAACATTACTGCGCTAACTGTCTTCTACAGTTAAGGGTTTTTTATGGCTCGGGAAGTTTCTTCAATTAGTCGAATAGGTACTACCGAGCCATTTGAGCTACAGGTAGCGCGTGGCCAGATTGCTTATCATGAGTCTGTTTACAAGTTTGGCAACAACGCGGCAGTTGCGGACTCCCTAGAGACCATTTGGCAACAGGGCGGGCTGTATTCATACCTGTCTGCGGCGACCGTGCTGAAGGTTTCCAGTAGCTCCACCAATGACACTTCGGCGGGCACGGGTGCCAGAACCGTTGAGTTGTTTGGACTTGATGGCGATTACAACGAAATATCAGAGACTGTCACCCTAAATGGGCAGACGGCGGTCAACACCACGCAGTCTTATCTGCGGATAAACCGGATGATTGTCCGGTCTGCGGGGTCTGGAGGGGCAAACGCAGGGGTTATCTATGCGGGCACCGGCACTGTCACCACGGGCGTACCAGCAAACATTTACGCAACCATCAATGGGGACGGCTCAAACCAGACCCTGATGGCGCTATGGACTGTACCGGCGGGCTATACAGCCTATCTGATGCAGTATGATGTTTCTAACGGAACAACATCAAACACGCCCGCAGTATGTAAGCTATCGCTGGTTGCACGACCGTATGGCGAGGTATTTCAAACTAAAGATGTGAAATCGCTCACCACGGGGATGCACATCGAAAACACGCTTGTTATCCCAATTAAATTCACGGAAAAGACGGATATTGAGGTGCGGGCGATTTCTTCTTCGGCAAGCGTGTCTTTTGATATATCCGCCGCTTTTGAGATCATCTACATCAAAAACGGCGATGAGTTAGCGTAATGGCTACCACCAAAGACGTAAAAAGGCTTCCTTCTGGCCGTTTGCAGTACCGTGGTGAAACGTTTTCTGGTTACAACAAGCCTAAAAAAACGCCCGGAAAGTCCAAGAAAAGCGCGGTATTGGCGAAAAAAGGCAGTGAAGTGAAGCTTGTTCGTTTCGGTGATCCCAACATGTCAATTAAAAAGTCTCAACCGGCTCGTAGAAGTAACTTTAGAGCTAGACATTCTTGTGATACAGCGAAAGACAAGTTTTCTGCTAGATATTGGTCTTGCAAGGCGTGGTAGACATGAGGGTAGAAGAAGTTTTATCTCGGCTTGAAAAGCACGAAGCGGAATGCAACTTGCGTTATAAGCGTATTGAAGAGCGGTTAGACGACCAAAAAGACATGGTGTCAAAAAATTCTGAAGCGTTGACGCGTTTAGATATGAAGATTTGGGGCCTTGCCATATTAATTATTGTTTCGCCCTTTGCGGCCAAACTTTGGAGCTAACATGGGCGGTTGCGGATCTAGGGTAAAAACCGGCCCAAAACAGGGAAAAGTCACCGTTACGTACATGCGTAAAGGGGGTGAGGCGTCCAGCAGAAGTCAAGGCAGTAAAATTTGTCCGGCGGGCAAAGCATGGGCAAAACGCACGTTTGACACATATCCTTCTGCTTACGCCAACATGGCGGCCAGCAAATACTGTAAAGACCCCAATTATGCCAAAAAGTCAAAAGGCAAAGCCTGATGGGCGAGCTTAAAAAATGGCGGGATCAAGAGTGGGTTCGTATTGACAGTGGTGGCAATATTGCTGGCGAGTGTGGAACGTCTGAGAACAAAAAAAACCCGGATCGTTGCCTGCCGCGTTCTAAAGCCAACAGCTTGAGCAAATCGGAACGCGCCGCGACGGCCCGCAAAAAGAAAAAAGCGGGTGCTCAAGGACAACAAGTTGTTTCAAATACCAAGGCGGCTAAGGTACAAATGGCCGCTTGTGGCGGGGAAGTACGAAAAAATCACAAAGGTTGTGGTGCGGTGATGTCCAACCGCAGAAAAAAAACTAGGTATGCCTGATCATGGACGTAGAAAAAGGCGTTATGGAGGAAATCAAGGCTTGGTCTAAACAAGCTTTGGAGTCCCCTCACCCGTTTTTTAACAACCTTCCGGCTTGTCCTTATGCTCAAACTGCTTGGGCTAACGACAAAGTCGGATTTTGCTTTAGCTACACCGCCAAACGTCAGGGTTTGTACTCGGCGCTATCTCAGTTTGACGACCGCTGGGATGTGATTTGTTACGTTGAGTTTCAATATGAGCCTGATGCGGAGTCTTTTCACGACTACATTGCCTCCATTAACCATGCTATTTCTATGGGGTTTTTCATTCAAAAAGACCTGTGGGTTATGGGCTTTCACCCGGATGACGCTCAAGAAGAAGCATTTGATGTGCCTTTTGAGCCAGTAGTCGATGATTTGTATGCAATAACCTTTATTCAGAGGCTGTCTAAGCTGGAAAAATCGGCGGAAATGCTGAGAGAAAAAGGGTATTATGAGAATTATTTAAAAGACCCGGAGATGTCACATCTTTGGGACGAGCGGCAAGAAACCTACAGGAGATTATGCGATGCCGGGATCAAATAGAAAGATGGCGAAAAAGAAGCAAGCGCCAATCAAAAGAATGCGCGGCGGCCCTGCGATGTTAAAAAAAGGTGGTGACGCGTCAGGCAAGGCGGCAGTTCGTAGTTCTTGCCCAAGTAAAGGCCTCTAAACATGGCTGTTTCAGGTTCAACCAACTTTGAGCTAGATGTAAGCGATTACATCGAAGAGGCTTTTGAGCGGTGCGGGCTAGAAGTTCGTACTGGTTATGACCTTAAAACGGCCAAGCGGTCGTTGAACCTGATGCTGGGCGATTGGGCCAACCGTGGTTTGAATCAATGGACCATTGAGCAGGCCACGGTAACCTTGACGCAAGGCACGGGAAACTACGCCCTTGGGTCCTCGACAATTGACGTTTTAAACGCGGTAGTACGGCGTAGCAACACGGATTACGCTTTAGAGCGAATTAGCCGTAGTGACTTCATCAACATACCCACTAAAACGCAACAAGGTCGCCCGTCCCAGTTTTTTGTGGACAGACAGATAGACCCTACGCTGAAGCTTTGGCCCGTGCCTGAGAACAGCACCGACACGGTGATTATTGACAAGCTTGTACGAATGGACGATGCCGACACGTTTACTAACACTATGGATATCCCCTTTCGGTTTTATCCTTGTTTGGCGGCGGGACTAGCGTACTATCTTGCTATCAAACGTGCCCCAGACCGCGTACAGCTTCTCAAGGCGGTGTATGAGGAAGAATTTGAGCGGGCCGCATCAGAGGATAGGGATCGCGCTTCGTTCAACATACAGCCGTCTATGGCGTACTCAAGGCTCCTCTAATGGGGAAGTTTGCTACAGGGAAGTTTGCCTACGGCATTTCTGACCGCTCCGGATTTCGTTACAAGCTTAACGAGATGAAGCGCGAGTGGACCGGAATGTTGGTTGGCCGTGACGAATACGAGCCAAAACAGCCTCAGTTGGAGCCGCGTGTCAAGGCGGTAGATCCGCAGGCCCTTCTTAATCCACGCCCAGATCGTGTAGAGCCTTTGGACGTGCCCGTAGCGGTCCCCCTTGTGGAGGGGCCTGCATTTAGGCCAACAGTAGGGTTTGGCATTGCTGGTGCAGTAACGGTGACGACATCATGAGTTTCACATACGGTGAATTAAAGCAGGCAATACAAGATTACGCGGAAAACGACGAAACCACGTTTGTTAACAACTTGCCTGTTTTTATTCGTAATGCGGAAGAGCGCATTTTTAAAATGGTGCAACTTACGGACTTCCGTAAGAATGCGTTGGGTAACACCACGAGTAGCATCAAATATTTAGATTGCCCGTCCGATTTTTTGGCCCCGTTGTCGCTGTCTTTAGAAGTTTCTGGCGAAAAAGTTTTTATTGATTATAAAGACGTTAACTTTTTACAGACATATGCCCCGGATAGCTCTGCCACAGGAGCGCCTAAATATTACGCGTTGTTTGATCGGGATAACTTTATCTTAGCGCCTACGCCGGATGCCGCCTATGTGGCAGAACTGCACTATTACTACCGTCCTGTCAGCTTAACTAGCTTAACGGATAGCGGCACTTCTTGGTTGAGCGAAAACGCCCCCCTAGCCATGCTTTATGGCAGTCTTTTGGAGGCATACACTTTCATGAAAGGCGAGCCAGATATGATCTCGCTGTACACGCAACAGCTTCAGATGGCGTTGGCAGGCATGAAACAATTTGGTGAGAACAAAGAAGTTACGGATCAGTATCGCACTGGGATGCTAATAAGGCCTAAACAATGATGGTAGAAGGGGGTAAAATAAGCCCCGGAATAGTCGAAGTACAGACTACCAACCATCGCGGTTTCACTCCGGAGGAGGTTGCCGAGCGATGCCTTAGCAAGCTTCTGAGCGTTTCTGATACCGCCCCGCCCGCAATTAAAGAGCAGGCGAATGCTTACAAGGATCACATGCGCGCGGTTCTTGTTTTTTATATGAAAGAGGCGGTCAAAAGCGACCGGACCACTGTGTATAACGCCCTGTGTGACGCAGGGCAAAAAGACTTAGCCGAACTTATCAGGAGACTTTGATATGGCTTTTACAGGTAACTTCATGTGTACGTCCTTTAAGCAGGAACTGCTTCAGGCCCAGCACAATTTCACTGCCAGCACAGGTCACACCTTTAAGCTGGCTATGTATGACAACAACGCGAGTTTTGATGCATCCACAACAGACTACACTGCGACCAATGAGGTAAGCGGCACAGGTTATTCTGCTGGTGGCGGCACGTTGACCAACGTCACACCCACCACGTCAGGAACAACGGCCTTAACAGATTTTGACGATCTGACGTTTAGTTCGTCAACGATTACTGCTCGCGGCGCGTTGATTTACAACACCACTACGGGCGGCGGCACAGGCACCACTGATACGGTTGTCGTTCTGGACTTTGGCTCTGACAAGTCATCTAGTGCGGGCGACTTTACCATTGTGTTCCCCACCGCCGATGCTTCTAACGCCATCATTCGGATTGCTTAATCATGGCCTTGGTCGTTGCTGATCGCGTAAAAGAAACCACCACGACCACAGGCACGGGGGCAATTACCCTTGCGGGTGCGGCAAATAACTTTGTCACGTTTTCTTCCGTTCTGTCGAACAGTGATACTACTTACTACGCGATTATTGACGAAACAAACAACGACTTTGAGGTAGGCTTAGGTACGTTTTCTTCTGGCGGTAACGCGCTGGCAAGAACAACAATCCTGTCTAGCTCAAATTCTGGCTCTGTTGTTGATTTGCAGGCTGGGACAAAAGAAGTCTTTGTTAACTATCCGGCGGACAAATCGGTGTTCTTGGATGCTTCTGGCGACGCCAATTTCGCTGGCGCAGTCAATGTCAACAGCACTTCAGCAATTAAAATTCCTGTAGGAACCACGGGAGAGAGGCCCACGCCCGCTCAAGGTCAGATTCGGTACAACACCACCACGTCCGGCTTTGAAGGGTATAACGGGTCTGCGTGGACTTCTGTGGGCGCTCAGTTTGCCTACACGCGGACGACCGCAACCGCAACTTCCGGTCAAACCACTTTTTCTGCTTCGTACACTGTGGGATATGTTGAGATGTATCTTAACGGTGCCAAGCTGATTGTGGGGACTGATTTCACGGCCACAGACGGCTCTTCTGTTGTGCTGACATCCGGGGCAACCGTTGGCGACTCAGTAGAGATCATTGCTTACGAGACATTTGCCGTCGCGAACGGGCTTTTGGCGTCAAACAATTTATCCGATCTTTCCAATGCGGCAACCGCACTAACAAATCTGGGCATAACGTCAACTGCGGCGGAATTGAACATTTTGGATGGTGTGACCGCCACCACGGCGGAAATAAACATCCTAGATGGCGTCACGGCGTCTACGGCGGAAATAAACATCCTAGATGGTGTCACGGCCACTACGGCGGAATTGAACATTCTGGATGGTGTTACGGCGACAGCAACCGAGATCAATTATCTAGACATTACAACTCTAGGAACCTCCGAGGCGTCTAAGGCGGTGACCGCCGATGCCAACGGAGTTGTAACTTTTGACAATGGTATATCGGAAGAATATAACGCCGTAACTTCTAGCTCTAATGCTACGACCGTAAACTTGCGCGACGGAACCAATTTTAGCCACACGCTGACAGAAAACACCACGTTTACTTTTAGCAACCCAGCCTCTAGCGGCAAAGTATCTGCTTTTACGCTAAAGATTGTGCAAGACGCTAGTGCCTCTGGCTACACCGTCACATGGCCCACTTCAGTGGATTGGCCCTCCGCAACTGCTCCGACGCTAACCTCAACGGCAAGCGCCGTCGATTATTTTGTGTTCATCACGCATGACGGCGGCACAACTTACTACGGCTTTACCGCAGGGCAAGACTTGGGATGAGCCGTTTAGCAATAAAGGCCATACAAGCCGCCGCTGGCGGAGCAGGAGCAGAGCCAAGAGAGGCAACCTTTTCGGACGTTGTTCTCTTGATGGACGGCGACGGTCAAAATGGCGGCGACAACGATGACATTACAGACGGAGACGGCTCTTCTTCTCCGGTTTCCCAGAATGGGACCAAATACCAAGGCACTTTTAGCCCTTACGGAGACAACTGGTCCGTCGATTTTAACGGAACAAGCGATTATTTAAGGTCAAGCAGTACAAGCGTTTCCGTTGGGACAGGTGATTTTACGCTGGAGTGCTGGGCATTAAGCAAGGACTCTACTCAAACCGCTGTCTTGTTTGACACAAGGGGAGGGTCTGCAAATAACAAGCCTGCGTTGGTTATTAATAACGGCGCTTTTGCATACTGGAGCACAAGTCACAGAATTACAGCGCCCGTCGCCGCGATAGAGAATGTCTGGTTTCATGTGGCGATTGTTAGATACAACAACACCACAACGCTTTACATTGATGGAGAGCCAAAGGGCACCTACTCAGACTCTGCCAATGTTAGCTCAATAACTCGGTATCAACTGGGCGCAGAGGATGACGGCAATGTTGCGGGTTATTTTGACGGCTATATATCCAACGTAAGGTTTTCAGCTACCTCTCGTTATACATCCAGCTTTACTCCCAGTACGTCACCGTTTACAAACGACGGAAGTACAAACTTCTTAGCTTGTGCGTCTAACGGCTTTAAAGACAAGTCCAGCAGTAGCCTAACATTTACTGCTACGGGAACGCCAAAAATAAGCCCGAGTAGCCCTTTTAGGAACAGTAGCGCAAGAACATTAACTAACAACGGCGGCTCAATAGAGTTCCCCACCACCCCCAACAACACTAATTATTTCTATGTTAGCCAGCAGATTGGCACAGATACCACGTTTACTTGCGAGGGCTGGATTTACATGACAGACAACCCGCGTGACAGCGCAGGGATAACTGGATTTTGGTCTACTGGAGACAGTCTAAGCAATGTAAATTATGGCCCTTCTTTTGGCCCCGATCAAAATAGAAAGCTCCGGATGAGGTGGTGGCTAGGCTACGGCGCAGAATGCGAAGGCTCTACCAATATGAACCTTTTTGAGTGGTATCACATCTGTCTCACCATATCTGGTAGTAGCATATACTTTTTTGTTAATGGCCAGTCGGAGTCATTATCGGGCACTACCAGCTATAGCCAGCCAATCGGCAGTTCTAGCTATGACGTTATTGGTGCAGATAGTTATGGAACCTTTAAGGGGTACATCTCTGACTTTCGGTTAAGTAGTAGCGCACAGCGCACATCAAATTTCACGCCACCAACCTCTCCAGTGTCTGCTTTTAGCAACAGTCGCCTGTTATTTAATTTTAGAGACGCCCAAATTATCGACCTAACCGGACTGAACAATATACGCACCGTCGGAACTCAAGTATCTAATAGCCCCAAAAAATATGGAACTGGTTCGATCAACATTGGAAATAATGATTATTTAGAAATCCCAAGCAATGATGCGCTGGCTATGGGCACTGGCGACTTTACGATAGAAACATGGGCGTGGGTTCTTTCAACTTTACAAACCGAGGGTTCGCAAGATGGCGTAATCATTGAACTAAGGTCAACCGGGGGAACTGCAAATGGGTTTGTTTTTAATTGCAGGCCATATTCCGCTGGCTTCCGTTTAAATTTTTACACTAACGGCAGTGCTAATACCGGCTCAATAACATCGTCATATTCAACGTGGCACCATCTTGCTGTTACTAGAGAATCAGGAACAGTGCGATTATTTGTAAATGGCACTGAAGATGTGTCATTCACAAAAACAAATGATTTTAGCGATACGCCGACTGTCAGACTTGGTACGTCCGCAATATATTCCTCTTCGACGATGCCGGGGTATCTGGACGATTTTAGAATTACCAGAGGCGTGGCTAGATATATCTCTGACTTTACACCTCCTACTGCGGCACTGCCCAAGTATTAAGGGAAGGCGAATATGTTATTTGTGGAAGTGGCTACTGGAACGCCAAAAACAAAAGACCAGTTACAGCAGGAAAACAGGCATATGTCGTTGCCTGCCTTTTGGACCGACGCAACCCTAGAGGCGCTGGGCGTCGCAATAGTAGCAAGAGTTGAAAAGCCTGACGTTGGTGAGTGGGAGATTGCCGTTAAAGACGGCGTCGAGCAGGTCGATGGCGTGTGGCGGGAAAAGTGGATAGCTCAAGACCTTTTTACCGAAACCACCGAAGAAACCACCGATGAAGACGGTGTAACCACCACTGTTGTCCGCACCGTGCAGGAGCAAAAAGACGCCAAGATTGCCTTCGACAATGCCGCGTTGGCGACCACCGAGCGCACCAAGCGAGACGAGCTTTTGAAAGCCACAGATTACTACGGAATGTCGGATGTCCTCATGTCAGAGGCAATGACAACGTATAGGCAGGCTCTTCGCGACGTGCCCCAGCAGGAAGGGTTTCCAACGACAATTACATGGCCAACAAAGCCCACGGAGTAAACAATGACTAACGCGAGAGTTGTAGCGGATTTAGGTACAGTTACCAGTACTCCCGCAGAAATCAATCTTCTGGACGGCTCTTCTTCGGGCACCATAGTAAACGCCAAGGGTGTTATTTACGGCGGTGCAGGAGAAGTGAATGCCACTACGCTTCAGATTGCGGGAACGGCAATTACTTCAACTGCCGCAGAGCTAAACATCCTTGACGGTGTTACGGCCACAACGGCAGAGCTAAATATTTTAGACGGTGTCACTTCTACTACCGCTGAAATTAACATCCTTGATGGCGTCACAGCTAGCACGACGGAAATTAACATCCTTGATGGCGTCACAGCTAGCACGACGGAAATTAATTACCTAGACATCACCACCTTGGGCACGTCTCAAGCAAGCAAGGCGGTGACGGCAGATGCCAATGGTGTGGTGACTTTTGACAATGGTACGATTGAAGAGTCTGTTACATTGTCCGGAACTTCGGTATCAATAAACCTGCGTGATAGTGACAACTTTATTCATACCCTGTCCGGCAACACCACTTACACATTCACCAACCCAGCGGCGAGCGGAAGAGTATCGTCATTTACGTTAAAAGTGACGCAAGACAGTTCACCTCGAACAATTACGTGGCCTGCATCTGTGGATTGGCCCGGTGGAACTGCTCCAACGATTAGCACAGGTTCTGGTAATGTGGATATTTTTGTATTTGTTACCTATGACGGTGGAACAACCTATTACGGATTTACTGCTGGTCAGGATATGTCATGAGCAAATCAGGAAAGCGCCTTATTCAAGCGGCGGCTGGCTCCGGTAGCGTTGAGGTTACTGGCGGCGATTGGGTTGCAGGTAACGGCGGCTACACTTACAGGTATTTTAGATCTACCGGAACGCTAACCATATCGGGCGGAACTCTTGCAGGGGTGGAATACACGATTATTGGTGGAGGCGGGGGTGGCGGTGGTAGCTTTCCTATTTATGCCGCTGGTGGTGGAGGTGGGTCTGGCGCTTTTCGCAACGATAAAGGCACAACGTCCACGGCAGTCGATCTTACTCCCGGAAGCTACACGGTAACAGTAGGTGCCGGAGGGGGTGGCGGTGCGGGAAGTAGTTGTAATAGGGGCGGCACGGGCGGCAATTCCTCATTTAATTCAGATGTTGCAAATGGTGGCGCTGGAGCGGGCACGTGGTGTAGCGGTCCGATGGCAGGAACCAATAACGGCAATGGTTCTGCCTCCGGTGCTGGTGGTGCGGGAGGTTTTGGATCGGGGGCAAGTGGCGGAGCATACGGCGGCGCTAGCGGATATACGACGGGCAACGGCACCAGTAATGGCTTGGTGGGCTGTGGCGGTGGCGGTGGTGGTGAAAAAGGCTACCTTGGCAGTGGTGGCTCTGGTGGCAATGCGGGATCGAGTTCTGGCGGCGCTGGCGGCACTGGCGGAATTAAAACTTGGTATGGCACCAACGTAAACGGCGGAGAGCTAATAAGCGGCACCACCAACTATTATTACGCCGGTGGTGGTGGCGGTGGAGCGTCTAGCTCTCAAGGCTCTGGCGGCTGGGGCAACGGTGGCGATGGCCGAAACGGCGGCGGTCAAAACGCACCAGCTTTATCTGGCGGTGGCGGCGGCGGTTCGGGCAATGTAGGAGGTTACACCAGCGGCTCCGGCGGCTCCGGCGGCTCCGGCATTGTCATGATTAGGCATCCGCAGGTGTAGCGTTATGGCTCATTTTGCACAGATAAATTCTGACAATGTCGTAGTAGAAATACTAGTTGTCCCGGACAATCAAGAGCATCGCGGCCAAGATTATTTGGCTATTGACTGCGGCTTGGGCGGGACGTGGATTCAAACCAGTTACAACAACAACATTCGCATGAGGTATGCCACTAAGGGCGGCAAGTATGACCCAGAGCTAGACATTTTTATTCGCCCACAGCCGTGGCCAAGCTGGGTGCTAGACGTTAATTACGAGTGGGAGCCGCCCGTACCCATGCCTACGGACGGCCAAATGTACATGTGGCAAGAGGAAACTCAAAGCTGGATTAGTGCTGGGGATGAGTAGATGTGTTGGTAAAGACGCTAGGAGACATTGTTGCTGAATACCCGTACAGCATTGAAAAGTTTAAAAGAGACTACGCTAATGTCTCTTTCCCCGGTGATTTTTCAGAGGAGCTTCTTGCGTCATACGGGGTGTTTACTGTTTCGGAAATGGCGTCTCCAAATTACAATGCCGATACACATAAGATTGCTCAATGGGAAGCGCCAAGACTAATTGACGGAGCATGGGTGTTGTCATGGGACGTAACGGCGCTAAATCAAGAAGACATTGACAACTTAATAGAGCAGGCCGCGTTTGCGGCAAGAGAAACAAGAAATCAAATGCTGGCAGACACGGATTATTGGGGGTTGGCAGATCAAGTTATGACGGTAAAGAGGCGGGAATATAGGCAGGCACTGAGAGATGTGCCCCAACAGCCGGGATTTCCCAAAAAAATTTCTTGGCCGACTGAAGAGGGATAAGTTATGGCGCTTGTCATAAAAGACAGGGTTAAAGAAACTACCACGACAACGGGAACCGGCGCGGTGTCTTTAGCAGGGGCCGAAAGTAATTTTGTTACTTTCTCCTCCGTGTTGTCCGACGGTGATACAACCTACTACGGAATTGTTGACTCTAACAACACGGCGTTTGAGGTGGGGCTGGGGACGTATGCTAGCTCGGGAAACACCCTGACCAGAACGACGGTTTTTGCTAGCTCAAATAGCGGTTCGGCAGTGGACCTACAGGCGGGTTCAAAAATTGTATTTTGCGCGTATCCGTCAGAAAAAGCCGTCTTTGAAGACGCCACCGGCAAGGTAACTATTGACGGCAACGTCGGTATTGAAAGCGGCCTGCTCGACCTCAAGAATGACGGCACGGTATCTCGGATCAGGCTTTATTGCGAAAGCGCGAACGCTCATTTTCAGACGCTGGAAGCGGCTCCCCACAGCGAAGCCGCAAGCAATACGCTGGTTTTGCCTTCTGCGGGAAGCAACCTAGTTTCCGACACTGCAACTCAGACGCTTACCAACAAGACCTTAACGTCACCCAAAATTAATGACAGTACGGCCATTACTGCCACAGGTACTGAGATTAATTACTTAGACATTAGCACTTTGGGCACATCTGAGGCGTCGAAAGCTGTCACAGCGGATGCCAACGCAAAAGTTACCTTTATCGGGGCCACGTCCGTAGCCGAGATGATTGAAAAGGTAACCATTGACACGTCAACCACAGGCACAATCAATTTTGACTTTGTGACTCAAGCTGTGCAGTTTTTCAACACCAATCAGACAGCCAACAGAACCATCAATTTTCGCGGAGATGGCTCAACCACGCTTGATAGCGTAATGGCCGTGGGCGAAAGCATGACGGCGGCGGTTTTGATGAAACAGGGCACAACAGCTTATTACCTAAACGCTTATCAAGTTGATGGATCGTCAGTAACCCCAGAATGGTCTGGCGGTTCTGCGCCATCATCAGGCAATGCGTCTTCGATTGACTCTTACACGTTCACAATTATCAAAACGGCAAGCGCCACGTTTACTGTCTTGGCCAGCCAGACGCAGTACGCATAATGCCTTTGCTCTCAACAATCGGCGGCGGATCGGTGCAGGGATTTAAGCCTGCGGCATCTGACGCCCCGTTTATCATGGAGTTAATGGTTATTGCTGGCGGTGGCGGAGGAGACAGTGAAGGACCGCTGGGAGAGGCGAAAGGCGGCGCTGGCGCAGGAGGGCAGAGGGAATTTACCGACCTGACGATTGTAGAAGGGCAAACATATACCGTCACAGTCGGAGCCGGAGGAAATAACGCTAAAGGCACTAACTCTTCGTTTATTGGCGGCGCTATTTCTTACTCTGCGACAGGCGGCGGCGGAACTAGGGGTGTGGGTGGTTCTGGCGGTGGCGGCTCTGGCGCTTTGGGAGGCGGTGACCCCGGCGGAGCCGGAAACCAAGGCGGGTACACCCCGGTAGAAGGATACAACGGAGGAGCGGGCAATGGCGGCTCTGCTTCTGGCGCTGGAGGCGGCGGTGGCGGTGCCGATCAAATAGGTAATACCGCAACCGTTGAAACATCGACAGGTCGCGGCGTTGCGGCGTCGGGAGGAAGAGGCCGGAACAACAGTATAACCGGCGTCAACATAAGAAGGGGCGGCGGTGGCGGTGGCGGCGCGTCGTTCTCAGGCTACCAAGGCGGTGGCGGCTCTGGCGGTGGCGGTGCAGGTGGCATTCCAAACGGAACTGCGGGAAGCGGCCAAACTTCTACCGGCTCTGGCGGCGGTGGCGCAGGGGTAGACGGCAGTTTTGGGGGCGGTGGCGGCAATGGCGGCTCGGGCCTTGTGGTTGTAAGCACTCCGAGGACGGCTACGGCAACATCCGGCAGTCCCACTGTCATTCAAAACGGGGGGCTTAATGTGTATTACTTTACAGGCTCCGGGAGCATCACATTCTAATGGCGCACTTTGCAGAGCTAGATGAAAATAATGTGGTTGTTCGTGTGGTGGTTGTGTCAAACGACGCCGTCGTGGATGAGGATGGCGTTGAACAAGAAAGCATTGGTGTCGCGTTTTGCCAAGAGTTATTTGGAGGCGGCAATTGGGTTCAAACCAGCTACAACAACAATTTTAGAAGAATGTTTGCTGGGGTGGGGTCTGTTTATAGGGGCGATAGGAATGCTTTTCAGCCCGTTCAAAAATTCGCCTCTTGGACGTTTAACGACGATGCTTGGGAGTGGGAGCCACCGGTCCCTTGGCCTGCATCTGGAGGCCCGTATCGCTGGAACGAAGAGCTTCAACAATGGGACGACGTTAGTAATTAAGTTGGAGCAATGAATGGACCCTTTGAGTTTGGTAGCGATGGCCTCGACAACCTTCAAAGGGTTGCAGGTGCTGGTCAGCAAAGGGGCTGAGATAGAACATGTGGCCCAGAAGCTGGGCCACTGGTACACGCTGGTATCCGACATCAATCAGGCCGAGCGCGAGGCGGAAAATCCGCCCCTCTTCAAGAAAATATTTGACGGCTCTTCTGTCGAGGAGCAGGCGTTAAACGCGGTCATTGCTAAAAAAAAGATAGAAGAGCAGGAAAAGCAAGTTCGAGAACTGATTACTTGGGCGTATGGGGTCGAGACTTACAGGGAAATGATCCAGATGCGTAAGGATATTAGGGCCAAGCGGGAAAAAATAATTTACAAACAGCGGCGCAGGCAAAAGCGCATGTTAGATATTTCTGCACTTATTCTAGGTATAATGGCGTCGGGGCTTGTAGTTTGGGCCACCGTTTCGTTTATCCAAAAATTTGGGAGCGCGTAAATATGCGATATGCACTTAGTTTTTTAGCTGTTTTCTTTTCTTTACCGGCTTTGTCTCAAACTATCATTGATTACGAAGATGGGTCTACTTATACGTTAGAACAAAGAGAAGAAGCATACGTCACTCATGAAATAGTTTTTGTTAAGCGAGAGTATGCTTCTGGAGCCGTATATTTCAGAGTGCTATCTCCTAACGTCAAGCGAGATTACGTCGAAACACCGTGGGACGGCTTAAAACCCGGATCTCATGAATGGTGCAAAGAGTACGTTCCTTGGAGCGAGGGTTATACGTTTGGTATGCAAACTTGGCAACGGTCGTGTGACACCAATGGTGATGGCGTATATGACGAAAACGACGACAATTGGTCTGAGTAAAAAATAGCACCCTATGTTTGGTATAAGTAGTTTTTCTGCCGCACCATTCTCCGATCTCGGAGAATCGCCGCTTGTTGTTGAAGGTGTCGTTGGCACCGGAGCGGTAGGATCGGCCTCCGTTACAGGGACAGCACTTGTTTCTGTAACGGGGGTTTCTGCTACAGGAAACATAGGTGGTGTTCAAATTGACGGAGACAGCACGGCCAATGTAGGCGGCATTGCCGCCGCAGGCACCGTCGGATCAGTAGTAGCGAAAATACCGGCCATTGTAAATGTTACAGGGGTATCTGCGACTACTCCCATGACCGCTACCGATGGTGGTGGTTCTCTTTTAGGTGGGTTGGCTCTTGTTGAAGAGCCTATAGCGTCTCTTGCAAGCTCCGATTTAAACATTCTGGTAAGAGAGGGTGTTGGGGTCGCTGTAACGGGCGTTGAAGGAACGACTGCGGTCGGCTCTGTTGTAGTAAACGCAAAAGCAAACGCAAGCGTCACAGGAGTAACGGCCACCGGACAAGTTAATGGCGTTTCTGTAGTCGGAACAGCCAATGTAAGCGTTACAGGCGTGGCCGGAACAGGGGCGGTTGGATCAGTAACCGTTGGAGAAGGCTCCGGTGTTAACGTTTTACCGACAAGTCCTCGCTTACGGGGACAAGTAGGAATTGCAACGGCGATTGGACAAATTAGTGTTCTTGTCACCGGGGTTGAAGCTACGGGCCAAGTCGGCCAAATAGGCCAACTATCTTGGAACTCCATTACTCCGAATCAAAATGCAAATTGGGTCGAAATAGCGGCATAGCGAGGAAACCATGCCTAGTACATATACAACAAACCTTGGTATCGAAAAGATTGCAACGGGTGAGCAGTCCGGTACTTGGGGCGGTACGACCAATACGAACTTTGATTTAATAGACAGCGCCATTGATGGCGTCATTTCTATCAATGTTTCGTCTGCGGGCAGTTCAGGGTCGCCTAATAGTTTGCCCATTACAGACGGCGCAGTGTCGAATGGTCGGAACAAGTTCATTGAGTTTAGCGATGGGGGCGATTTAGGAGCTAACGCGTATTTTCAGTTGACTCCTAACAATGCGGAAAAGGTTGTTCACATTCGCAACTCTTTGAGTGGAAGCCGGTCCTTGATTTTGTTTCAAGGAACGTATAACGCCTCTAACGACTTTGAAGTGCCTGCGGGTAAAGATGTTGTTTTAAAGTTTGATGGGGGCGGTACTAGCGCAACGGTCACACAAGTTTTTGTAAACCTTCTCGCCACAGCTTTTACCGGCCCTGTAACAGGGGAAGTTACCGGCAATGTCACGGGAAATCTTACCGGCAATGTCACGGGAAATCTTACCGGCAATGTCACGGGCAACGTTACCGGCAATGTCACGGGAAATCTTACCGGCAATGTCAGTTCAACCGGCTCTTCTTCCTTTTCTAGTATCGACGTTAATGGCGGCGCTATTGATGGAACGCCAATAGGCGCTAATTCTCCAGCAACAGGTGCTTTTACCTCCTTAAGCACTACAGGGACTGCGGCCATAGCTACGGCAGATATTAACGCCGGAGAAATTGACGGCACAAACATAGGCGCAAATACGCCTGCCACAGGTGCTTTTAGCACACTGTCTGCCACCGGAACGGCTACATTAGCTACGGTAGACATCAACGCGGGCGCAATCGACGGCACAAACATAGGCGCAAGCACCCCCGGAACAGGCGTGTTTTCTGCGCTTACGACCAGTGGCGATAGCGTCACAATTCAAACCACGCAAACCCCTGCCAGCGCCTCTGCAACCGGCACGACAGGAGAGATTGCTTGGGACTCTAATTATCTTTATGTGTGCGTGGCTTCTAACACATGGAAGCGTGTAGCGATTGACACGTGGAGCTAATTCATGCCGCTGACAAAGCTCCAGTTTAGACCGGGCGTTAACCGCGAAACGACCTCTTACACTAACGAGGGCGGGTGGTTTGACGGCGACAAAATACGCTTTCGGTTCGGTGTACCAGAAAAGATTGGTGGCTGGGAGCGCATGTCCGAAAGCACTTTCTTGGGCACTTGCCGCGCTCTCAAGCCGTTTGTCGCGCTCGACAGTTCACGGTACATGGGCCTCGGAACAAATCTGAAGTACTACATTGAAGAGGGCGGTGCGTACTACGACATTACGCCTATCCGTGTCACCACGGCGGCGGGCGACGTGACGTTTAGCGCGGTCAATGGGTCTTCTACCATTACTGTTTCAGACACGGCCCACGGCGCAGTAGCCAACGATTTTGTAACGTTTTCGGGAGCGGTCACGCTTGGCGGAGACATCACGGCGAACGTGCTAAATCAAGAATATCAAATCAACGGCGTGATTGATGACAACAGCTACACCATCGTAGCCAAAGATGCGTCTGGGTCTACCGTAGATGCAAATGCAAGCGATACGGGTAACGGTGGTAGCTCGGTTGTCGGCGCGTACCAGATTAACGTGGGTCTGGACACGTCGGTTAGCGGCACTGGTTGGGGCGTGGGCACGTGGGGCCGTGAGGGCTGGGGCGACTCAGATGCGGCGGCGGGTACTACGTCTGTCTTGCGTATCTGGACGCACGACAACTTTGGTGAAGACCTGATCATTAACGTTCGCGACTCTGGTATTTACTATTGGGACAAGACTTCGGGCCTTCAAGCACGGGCCGTGGCCCTATCTGACCTGCCCGGAGCAGACGCTACGACGCCTACTATTGCAAAGCAGGTGTTGGTGTCAGACCGCGACAGGCACATTATTGCTTTTGGCTGTGACCCTGAGAATAACATTGGGGTTCAGGACCCGTTGTTAATACGGTTCAGCAGTCAGGAAAACCCTACGACGTGGCAATCGTTGCCCAACAACACGGCGGGCGACCTGCGTATTGGCTCGGGTTCCGAGATTGTTGCGGCAGTAGAAACGAGACAGCAGGTGCTTGTTTATACTGACGTTTCCCTACACGCCATGCAGTTCTTAGGACCTCCCTTTACTTTCGGCATTAACATGCTTTCGGAAAACATTTCGATCATGTCGCCGTTGGCCGCGATTGCTCATGACGATGCTGTGTACTGGATGGGCTTTGAAGAGTTTTACGCTTACGCGGGACAGGTACAACGTATTCCCTGTGCTGTCCGGTCTTATGTCTTTGATGACTTTAACCGTGAACAGAAAGAGAAAGTTTTTGCCGCGCTTAATTCGGCATACAACGAAGTTTGGTGGTTCTACCCGTCGTCTGCGTCGAGCGAAGTTGACCGCTATGTCGTGTTTAATTTCCAAGAGCAAGCGTGGTATTACGGCACTCTGACGCGCACAGCTTGGGTAGATCGGGGCATCAATGACTACCCGATTGCCACGTATACCGACGGACGGCAATATTTCCATGAGCTTGGCTTGGATGACGGCACTACGGTGCCCACTACGCCTATTTCAGCGTATGTTGAGTCCAGCCAGATCGACATTGGTGAGGGCGAGCAGTTTGCGTTTATCCGCCGCATCATTCCTGATGTGACGTTTGAGAACTCTACGGCAACCTCGCCTACTGTGACCTTTACGACAAAAGTGCGTAATTTTCCCGGTGGCGACTATCTCAACTCCGACGCCGCTGATACTGTGCGAACTGCGACGACGCCGGTAGAGCAGTTTACAAACCAAGTTCATTTACGTCTGCGGGGCAGAAGCTTTGCCCTGCGGATAAGCTCTGATGAGTCGCAAGTGCAGTGGCGCTTGGGATCACCAAGGCTTGACATACGCCCGGATGGCCGCAGATGAGTGGCCGCCGCCTTGTTTTACCTCAGTTTCCAACCGCTCCGCTGTCATATGACCCACGGTATATGGCAGAAGTGGTGCGGTCGTTTTCCGTGTTTCTGGAGTTGTTTAACAACCCCGGCGATGCACGGCACACGGCCCTAACTTTGACGAACCTGCAAGAAAACGATTACAACCTAGAAACGGGTGCTGTTTTCCAGCAGGATGGGAATTTAAAAATTGTTGTCGCCTATAAGCCTCACCCGGCTGGAGTAGCCGGTACGGGGGGCGTAGGGGCGGTGACTGTATCGACCCCGTAAAGGGGGTTTGATACAATAACGCGTTATTATGGGATAGCTATATGACTGCCGCCGCATTACCACAAAGCCAAGAGCCTTATGAGGTCCCTGACGGGGGCCTTGCGTCGTTTTTGACCGCAACGGTTGGTGATTGGTCCGACGAAGCCCTAAATTCTGACAACTACTACGACATCGTAAAGCCCACAGCCGAGCAACTGGCGGCATTTGGCCGTGAAGAAGATGATCGCATAGCTCACGTTGCGACGGGCGAAACCGTCATACCTATGGCGGTATTTGAAGAAGATCCGGCTTTGAAAGAGGCGCTTTTTGCTCGTATGCGAGACATGGGCATTGAGCCGGAGCGTTATGTTGTCGGTAACGAGTTAAACAGCATCAACCCTGTTACAGGCCAGCCTGAGTTCTTTTTGAAGAAGCTTTTTAAGGGCATCAAGAAAGCAGTTAAGGGCGTTGTAAAAGTCTTCAAGAAGATTGCTCCGATTGTTCTTTCTATCGGCTTGGCGATGACGCCCCTTGGCCCAATTGCTGGCGCGGCGTTAGGTTCTGGCTTGGGTACGCTGATTCAGGGCGGTGACTTAAAAGACGCGTTTAAATCGGCGCTAATTGGCGGCGCAATGGGCGGTCTTTCCTCTGGTATCGGCAGTGTCCTAAAAGGCGGCGAATTTATGGCAGGCGTAAAGAGCGGCCTACCTACGACGTTTGGTGGCGGCGTTAACCCCACTTTGCCTTCTGTGGAAGAGTTGGCTTCTAAAGTGACGGAAGCAACGCCGGTTGTAGATAATACGGTTGCGGAACAAGTTGTCTCAGAAGCTACCGCAGGCGGTCTTCCCCCAGCGGCCCCAACAGGGGCACCGGGCGGTGTTACGCTTAGACAAGCTTCGGCTCCGGCTCCGGCTGGAGGACCAAGAATCCTTTCGGACATTGGCGGAGAAGGCTTTAAAGACATAACACCTGCCGCTCCAATGCCCGCCCCCTCATCAACCGATGTGCTGGAAGAAATTGCGGTAACGGCTCAGAAAAAGCCGCTAACTGCGGCTACTCCCGCACAGATGGCCGCACAAGCAAGTTCGTCCTCTGCGTTAGCTAAAGACATAACACCGGGCTTTTTTAGCTCTTTGAAAACGGCCATAACGCAAAGAGATTTGGGTGCGTTGTTCGATGCATTTTTGCCCGGAGAAATTACTCCGGAAAAAGTTATTGATTGGTTTAAAACTAATCGGGGCTTAGATGTGGGGCTACAAGACGCAATCACAATTGCAGAAAAAGCCAGCCCCGGAATGTTACGTAGCTACGGCCCCTTAGCGGCGGCAGGGCTAGGCATCATGGGGCTTACTGGTGGCTTTGAGCAACCTGAAATGGAGCCAATAGAGGACATGTTTGGGGGCCTAACAGGCATGGATCTTATTCGGCAAAATCCGGATAAGTATTCCGTAGGCGTACCGTTTCAATCTCCCCCGCCGGGGGCCGCAAAAGGCGGGGATATTCAACATTTTCCACGGAAAAACGGCCCAATTTATGGCCCCGGCACGGAAACTTCAGATGACATTCCGGCAATGCTGTCGGACGGAGAGTTTGTGATGACGGCAAAGGCTGTAAGAGGTGCCGGAAACGGTAGCCGAGAGGCCGGAATGCGGCGCATGTACGACATGATGCGTAAGTTTGAAGGGGGTGCCGCGCGTGGCTACTGAGACTCAAATTCAGCGGATTCAGGAAAATCCTGAAATTGAAGCTTATCGCATTTCTTTGTTGGGCGATGTTAATAGATTCATTGCCAACAATATGGATTACATGCGGAACTACGCGCAACCGCCCGTATTACCTCCAGCATATCAAGTAGCTGGACTGACGCCTCTTCAGCAAGAAGCGGCGGTCATGGCAAGACGCGGCATTGGCGCGTATCAGCCCTACATGCAAGCGGGCTTGGACGCCATGCGCCGTGGTGAGCAGTACGCGGAACAGTATGGTTTCGGAGGCCTACAGGAAGCTTTAGGCGCTACCCGAGCGGGACAACAAGTTCTGGGCCAAGCCGCCGACATTGCCGCCGCACAGCGGGCACAGCCTTATGCCTATCAACAGGCCGCCGTAGCCGATATTGGTCGTGCGGCAGGCATGTCTCGCGAAGCGGCACAGGCCGGTTATCAAGCTCTTGGCGGCACAGGCCGTCAATTCGACCCGTATCTGACCAGCTTGTATATGAACCCCTACGAAGATGCGGTGGTTCAGCAGGCCATGAGCGACATTGATCGCGGTAGTCAGCTACAGCGACAACAGCTTGGCGCACAGGCCGCCGCTACGGGAGCCTTTGGCGGTTCTCGACAAGCCGTGGCAGAGCAAGAACTGAACCGTAACTTGGCGGAGCAGAAAGCACGGTCCACGAACCAACTTCGTATGGCGGGTTACGGCCAAGCAAGTCAACAGGCACAGCAGGCCTTTGAAGCGGCACAGCAAAGACGCCAACAGGCGGCACAGCTTTACGGCGGTCTGGGTCAGCAAGCGGCGGGCACAGCCATGCAGGCAGGCGCAGGCCTCGGTCAGTTGGGCTTGCAATATGGCCAGCTAGGTCAGGCTGATGTGGCACAATTGATGGATCTGGCGCAAGCTAGCGGCCAGATGGGTCAGGGCCTTGGCTCTTTGGCACAGGCGGGCGGTCAGTTGGGCGGTCAACTTAGTCAGTTGGGCCTACAACAGGCGGGCATGGGGCAATTGCAACAGCAACTCAACCTCGGCGATGTCAAGACGATTGAGGCCTTGGGTGCGCGAGATCAGGCGCTTCAGCAGGCCGCTCTGGATGCCCAGCGTCAAAGCAACATGCAACTGTATCAAATGCCTTATCAGCAGTATTCGTTCTTGAGCGACATCTACAAAGGCACACCTTCTTCACAGCAGGTAACACAGATCAGCCAAACGCAAGACCCGTCCACCTTCCAGCAGATCGCAGGTTTGGGTATTGCAGGACTTAGCGCCGCAGGCGGTGCCAAAGCAATGGGAATGTTTTAATGAGCGTACTAAGTAGACCGTTATTCCGACAGATGGGTGGCCCCGCGCAACCCATGCCGCAGGATATGGCTCCTCCGCAGATGGACCCTGAGATGGCCCGTCAGGCAGGCGTATTAGAGAAAGCTGAGATGGAGGCGCGGACCGCAGGCGAACAGCTTGGGGCTGAATACGCGCAGAACATGATGGCGGGGATTGACGGCGCTCAGTCTACAGAAGACCTCATCAACGCGTTGCGCGGCAACGACAAGCCCTTGGATGCTCGACGCGAAGAGCTTGCCGGATATGTCGGTCAAGGAGACGCAAACCAGACACCAGAGTCCGTTCTCGCGATGGTTCAGCCGGTCATTATGATGACGGAAGAGGGGATGATGGACAGCGGGATCGGCGCTCTGGTTCAACAGATTGCGGGCGACGTGGAAATGACCACGGCTGACGGCGCTCCTACCGATATGGGCATGGGCGTGGGTAGTTTGATGGCCGCAGGAGCGCAGGAGGCTCCCGCCCCACAAAATTTTAGACAAGGCGGTGAGGTAACTTATCTTCAAGATGGAAGCACTTCTACTTCCACCGCCGGGGGTTTTTCACCTTTAACTTTTGATTTTGGCAGTGAGGTAAAAACTCAATACGAGTCTTTAATGCCTTTGTTCCAAAGCATTGCCAATGCTGAAGACCGTGCCGCACAGGCACAAGAGCGGGAAGAAATGGACAGAGCGCAGGCGATGCTTGCGTTAGCGCGAGGCGGCTTACGTCTGGCGGCAGGTGACCCCAAATCTGGCGGCTCTCTGGCATCTCAAATAGGTTCGGCATTTGAGCCTACTG